CTATTCAGCGCGCAGAGGGATATATCCGAAGTTCACCAACTGAGCACGCTGGACTGTTTGATCCAGAAACAGGAAAAGAGTTGCTTGCAAAAAGTGGCGGAGCTTCGTCCGTTTCGTTTACAGACAAAGAAGTGGCGCAGATGTCTGGAAAGGTGCTAACTCATAACCATCCAACCGGGCGTTCTTTTTCAGAGTCGGATATTAGGCTATTGACCGATGGAAAACTAATGTCGATTCGTGCGGCTGGAAGCACAGGAAAAACATATATTATGTCTAGGTCTGAGAAAACACCTACCTGGAAAGACATAAAGCCCAAGGTAGATATTGTTGACGATCAGGTTCGAGGGCACTTTATGGCGAGAATCTTTGATAAAAAGACGACAACGTCGGCGGCTAATATGCTGCATAATCATGAAGTATGGGAGCGTCTTACAAAAAATCATCCGGGGCTAGGATTAACGTATGAGGTGATTGAATGACCTTTACTATTGACAAGGAATTTGAAACGCCTATCTACAGTCCGACGTGCTCAACGTGTAAGCATTTGACCGATGGTTCGGAAAGAAAATGCGCAGCTTTTCCAGAGGGTATTCCGATAGAAATATGGAAAGGCGACAACGATCATCGCGATTCGTTTCAAGGAGATCGCGATATTCAATTTGAGCTAGCTGAAGGCAGCCAGAATGCCGACACGTAAGCAGCGGACTGAGCAGGATAAAAAGCAGCGCGAGCGATTGGGAAGGGTCATCAAGAAAAACGTAGCGGAGATGGGGCTGCGTTCGTTCGGTGACGCAATGGTGCGACTGAAAGCCATTCCTGATAGCGAGTGGCAAGAGACGGTTGCTCAAGATGAACTGACGGTTCAAGCGAAAGGCCCAGGTAAGGGCTGGCATGGCCCTCCGAAAGGAACACACGGCAAGACGCTTGGTAAGATTCCAGGTCACGTTTGGGAGCGAGCAGGCCAGCGCACAGGGTACAAGGCTGTGCGGAGCGCAATCAAGACGCTGAGACAAAATCCAGTCTTGCCGGTCGAGCGCAGCCAGCAATGGCACATGCCGCTCAAGGTCGGCGGGCAGTTGCGCGGTTATCTGGTCGGGTCTGACTCGTTTGCTCAGACCGTGCTCGGTGCAAGGATGACGCCAAAGTCGGGCAGCTTGGAGGTGACAGCGTGAAAACTCTGGACGCAAGACGCAGCATATCCTATCTACTAGGCGCAATGACAGAAGCGCACAAGGCGCGTTGGTTCGTGTTGAACGAGGTGGACGCTGGGCCTGGATTTGGCAAAGCGATTGAGGATGCGCTTGACGATGGAGCGCCTGCCGAGGATGTATTGGCGACACTGATAGAAGCAATGGTAGAGGACGACGATGGCTAGAGACTGGCGCGCAGCGGTTGGCGACTTGAGCGACGTGGGCAAGCTGGTTCACCTGGCGGCGCGATATGATGCATTCGATGTCGAGAGCATACGCGGGTCGTTGTTGCGGGATATGCGTGCGGCGTACAATGATGAGTTGAATATTCAGGCGCGTCGGGCTGGGTGCAATCGCGTGGGCGGGGTGCGAGAGGGGCCTATCCTATCCAAGCTAAATGAAAAATCGCGGTGGCACGCGGAATCCATCGTCAACACATACAACTATGACCTGGCTATCGCAATCGCGCACATCCGACAAGAGACACCAACGGCGAACAGGTACACGTATGCAAAGCGGCTAGAGGGATGGTACGAGAAACGGGCAGCGTGGAAGGATGTGCAGATCGCACAGATGGTAGAGGGCGACGGGCGCACTCAGGCACAGCAGGACTTTGTTCAGATGAACGGGCTACAAGAGGGGACAGCGAGGCTAGAACCAAGAACTGCCGTGTGTCCTATCTGCCAAGGCTGGATTGCGCGAGGCAACGTCCCCATTCGTGTGGCAATGGCGAATCCTGGAAAATTCCATCCAAACTGCCCACATTTTTGGTCTATGAATTATAAGCAACGTGGAAAGCTAAACTGCGCCGACTTGTGGCTAGGAGAGTAGAAAGGCTTGACAATGGATATAAGCGTTTCGGCATCGGGAATGCCAACCAGTCTTTATCCGACTCCAAAAGAACAACTTGAGGCACTACTGCGAGAGTGTGGGTACTCAATCGAGTACAAATGCGAATCAGGCGTGAATAGGACACTGTGGCGGTGTGCGATCTGCCATGACTCGTGGGTAACGGACAGCCCATACGCAGCGGTGGTCATGCCATCAGGTGAGGGGTTCACACAAGAGGATGCACTTATGGTCCTCATTAGGCAAGCGTGGACGATTCCGGGCCTTGACCGTATACGAGCATTCAAGGGACTGGGCAGCATGGAACCATTGCTTTCAATGTCGATTTCGATTGAATAGCAGAAAGGCTTGACGATGGTAGCAGGAATGAGCAAGGCGGGGACAGCACAGATATTCATAAATGATGAGCGAGTGGGCTACGGTCTTATTGCAGACGAGTGCGAACAGCCTCCAAGTAACAAGCTAGATATAACCGGATTGCAGACCGAGTACAGCTTCGATGTTGAAAACGTATCGGGAGGTTGGGATACTATATGGGACATGCTTGTGCGAGAGCATCGACCGACGAGTACGATAACCTATAAGCCAGGGCGGCAATGGTTTCAACCGACCATTACTATGCAGCGTGCAACTATCAATCAGACGACACAGCAAGAAATAGAGGACGCTGTACAAGTTAGCTTTGATGTACACGCACCGGGCTACGACGTACAGTGGCCGAATCGCTGGGCGCGTCCAGTTCACTGGCTATGGAGACATTGTATAAAAATCACAGCACTTTTCCGCAAGTGCAGATGATTCAAACGGAAAGGCGAACCAATGACTGCGCCAGATACGTACATCGTGATAGACAAGCATCTGACCGTTCCAGTCTCAGATATGGATATTCGATTTGTCAAAGACGGAAACATACTCAAAGAAGATTTGGGTATAGCTGAGTCATTTCGTCACGACGAAAAGTTTACATCGTTCGAGGTTGGATTGGGGCGCGTTGAAAGATTCCAAACAGAAAGGTAGGCAATGACCGGCTTGATATGGTGTGAACATGGACATCAGTATGTGGCAGCAGAACATTATGTAGATTGGCCGCAAGGGTTTCCAAAGTGCCCGATTTGCAGAAAAGAATGGGCACGCAAGAAGGCGCTGAACTGGCGAGCCATTGAACTACTTTCCGGGTTGAGACCCGCAATCAAAAACTTGAGTAACCAAGCAGAACGGCACGATTTTGTTCTTGAAGCGAACGAGATCATCAAGACTATGGACATCGAATGCTTTTATGAGTTCGGCAATGATGGCAAGCTCTACCTGATTCACGAGGGAACTGGGTTGAGAATCGGAACGGAAGACTAATCAATGGCTAGACACAAACCTGAACCGGAAAACCCGTGGCAGCAATACTTGGATGAATTGCTCAAGGACGAAGGCGTTCAAGAACTGCGGGCTATGGCACAAACCTACTTTCAATATTATGCTGTATGTCGTGAGGCAGGATTCACTGACTCACAGTCTATGCAGATGACGATTGCGATGCAAGCAGAGTTTATGAGAAACGCATATGCATCGCAGAAAGGCGAGTGATGGAGCAGCAGTATAAAACGGTTGTATTGCGTCACGATTTGACATCGGGGCAAGTGGAAGAGAGTCTGAATCAGACAGCCGCTGAGGGCTGGCGGTTCGTGACTGGATGGTCGGTTCTCGATGCCGCTGCGATGAGATTGTCAGAGTATGTGACTACTCTAGTATTCGAGCGAGAGCAGACCGCTATCAATGAGTTCATTCCATTTGCCGTGGATGTGGAACGGATACCGCCGAATGGCGATGACATCTTGAGGCGAGAAATGGCATCGGCGCAAGACGATGCTCGGCCAGTCGACGACCCGCTGTTGGCAGGGCTAGTTCGCTGACTTGGGATAACTTGGGATAATGTACGGCTGTACGGAGGATGACGTGGGCGATAGCGACATAAAAGCAGAAGGCGGGTCTATTATGCAAGACCGCACATACCTGATGAACTTGCGCAGCGTCACGTTAGCCCAGCTTGCCGTCTATGAACAACAGCTTGGATTATCACCAACGACATCGGAAAAGCTGCTCTGGATTAAGCGACGTGGACCGAGTGACAAAACGATTGCCAAGCAGGTCGCGCATATCAAGCGGTGCGAGGGCAAATTATAGAATAGCTTGACATCGTGCCGCAAACCTGCTATAATATTCTTAGCGCGGATGGGCGCGTAACAATCAGGGATTCCCACCCAAGCGTCAACGCCAGGGAGTCCAGCTAAGAGCAATCATAACCTCATATAGGCATACGATTTTTCGGAGGCCACTTCTACCCGGAACGGGAACGTTCTGGATGGGAGTGGCCTTTTTTGTTTCCGAGGTGGAACTATGGCAACGACCGACTTTGAGGACAAGGGCGGCGGAGTTCAGCTTGTATTCGGAGAGAATGCAGGCGGAACGCGGTATCCGCTGCGCGTAGACACGACTGGCCGAATTGAAGCACGGTCGCAGCTTGAACTGACGCGAGTAGACGTGACACCGACTATTACGTCTGGAACGGCTTATGCTGCTGGGGATGCTGTTGGCGGCCTGATGAAATTCGAGGACGTGGTAGACGGCGAAGGCGGACACGGAGAGATTCGCAAAGTGGTCATCACGGACAAAGGCGCACAGAATGCCGCATTTGATCTGGTGATTTTTTCAGGCACGTTTACACCGACGGCTAACGATGCAGAGCTTGATATATCTGATGCTGATTTGCTGAACAGCCTGGGGGTGATTTCTGTTGGATCCGGTACATATGTGTCGTTCAAAGACAACTCCGTAGCAACCTATGTCTGCAATCCACCGTTTCCGTTTGTGCTAGGTGCGGGTGTTACAGACCTGTACACCCAGGCAAAAACCGAGGGCACGCCGACATACACGAGCACATCGGATATAAAGTGGCATCTGGTGATCGCACAGCATGACTAAATGGAAAGCGCGACTGCTGACTGCTTTGATGTGGCTGGCAGCGTGGACACTGGCGAGGTAAGATGCCATACAGTGGACCGGGAGACAAATCGTTACCGCAGCACGTCAAGGAACTGCCGGAGGACAAGCGAGCAACTTGGGTTGCTGTGTGGATGGACACATACCAGGATTGCAATGACAGCGGCGGAGAGGACTGTGAGGGTCAGGCGTTCAAGCAGGCAAATGGGGCTATGCTGAAAGAAAATGACGATACATCAGAGTTCGCCTACGGTCCAGGCGTTGAGCCAGCGCCAGGGGGGCCAGAGCGGTGTGTGTGTCCAGACTGCGGGCACGTGGTAGAGAAGGAACGCGGTGTTCCGTGTCGCTCGATTAAATGCTCAGAGTGTGGGGCGATGATGGAAGCGGAAGTCGAGGTCGTAGAGGATAACGCGGGAAAGAAAGGGCCGGGAAAGGGGTGGCATGGCCCGCCAGCGGGCACGCACGGGAAAGGCAGTTTGGGCGGAAGGTCTTTTGGCTCTCGCAGAGAAGCAGATGATTGGGCTTCTGCTCAAAGCGGATTGAATCCAGAACTATCAGACGAAGAATCCGCATCTCTAGAAATGTATAAAGGTGACGGATACTACGACATCAATGATGATTTGCGAGAAGCTGGATATAGCGAAGCCTATAGTGATGACGTGGAGCGAATTGACGCGGCTCTAGAAAGGTCGAGTCTTCCTGAACCGGTTACGGTTTATCGGGGCATAGATGTAGAGATGTTGGATGACTATGATGAAGACTTGACTGGTAGCACTTGGACAGATGATGCTTTTGTGTCAACAGCTTTATATAAAGGTGTAGCGGAACAGCGCTCAACAGGGGCCACGATTGAGATACGATTACCAAAGGGCGCTCAGGCGTTGTATATGGACCGATGGAAATTACAGAGCAGGCCGTCTGAAACTGAATTGTTACTTGCAAGAGGTAAACCATTCACGGTATTGAGTGATACCGGGTACGACAGTGACCCAAGAGAAATAGTGATGGGGTTAGAAGAATGACAAGGGTCGATATGAAAGACAGAACGGCTAGATTTTCTTGGCGCAAGGGCAACGTCAAAATACAAAAACCAAATCAATCGACCAATAGGGTGCAAGCAAACACAGTAGACAAAACATACCGCACAAGTTGGGAAGGCCGCGACTGGCTAGTTGTCCCGACCGTGATGATTAGAGAAGGTGTACTCAACGGCGAACTCGTGCCAGCTGAAGAGTTGGCAAAGTTCCCAGCAGCGTGGAATGGTCGCCCGTTCGTCATTGATCACCCACACGAGGGCGATACGGCTGTCAGTGCCAACGATCCGGCAATGATGGAAAAACATCGCGCCGGGTACGTGTTTGGCACTGAATATCGAGAGAGCGACCAGTCCGTTCCAGCAGAATTGTGGATCGACGTAGACAGAGCGGGCAAGCTAAAAGGCGGGCCTGAACTGATGCGGCGCGTGCTGGACGGAGACAAGATAGAAGTTTCGACCGGCTACTTTCGGGACTTGGAGAAGCGCGGCGGTGAATGGCAAGGCCAGTCCTACAATGGAGTAGCTAGAAACCTGCGACCAGACCATCTCGCCGCGCTTCTCGACTCAGTTGGTGCGTGTTCGTGGGAGGACGGTTGCGGGTGTCCGCGAGTGAATGAGGCGGGGGAGCCTTGCACAGATACAATGATCTGGTCACAGCCGACCGAGTTGGTGTACCAGGCGGAGGAAACGGATATGGGAAAACAGGCAGTCGGAAACGACGCGCCAAAGAAAAACATTGTGAAAGGCGCACTGCACATCTTGGCGAGTGCGTTAGGTATAGACGACGGAACAGACATCTCGGAGGATGTAGAGACAATGGCTAAAAGTAAAGCCGATTTGGTAAAAGACCTCTGCACTCGCCTTGAGCTGAACGCAGACGATAACGCGGAGGGGTTTGAAGCCCTATCCGCAGATGTGCTGCGCAAAATTCTCAATGCGTTTGGCAAACCGGACAAGGAAGACGAACCGGAAGAGGACAAGCCAGAAAAAGAGGATGAGCCGATGCCACAAGAGGAACAAACGCCGGAGACGGAAGCCGCCAAGGCCGCCGATGAGCCGGAAGAAGAGGAGCCGACAGGCAACGAACAACCGTGTGCAGATGCAGTCGCAGCGCAAGAAGAGCGCATGGCTACGCTGGAAAAACTGGTTGCGGATTTGTCGAGTCAGTTGGAAGCGTCCAAGGACGTGGTGAAAGCGCACCAGGAGGCGCAGGCAAGCGAAAAGGCCAGGTTGGTCTCGGAACTTGCGGCCAACGAGCGATGCGCGTTCAGCAAGGACGAGCTAGAGCGGCAGGATGTTCCTACGCTGCAAAAACTGGCGCGTTCTCTGATGCCGCGCTCGTATGCGGGACAAGAAGGCGGGCCAACCGCCAATCAAAAACAGGATACCCGGCCAATCGTCGCGTGGAGCGGCAACCGGGCGGGCAAGGAGAAGTAGGATATGTCGAGCACAACGGATCATACCATTGTTCTCAGCACCGCCGTGCCGTTCAATATTGAGGGCCGCGTGCAAGAGGATTACGGGTCGGGGACGATTATCCCCGGCTATCTCATTGAGTACGATGCAAACGAGCATCTGGTCGCGCATGCAACCGGGACTGGCTTTCATCAGCGAATGGTTGCTATCGAAAACCCGTTCGACGACGACAATGCCGCAGCGGCCATCGACTCGCCGTATCTGACGGCGGACACCGTGCGCTACATCTATGCGCTACCGGGCGACTTGCTGTACATGTACCTGGCGACTGGCACGGCGGTTCGTGGTCGTTCGCGCTTGGTTTCTAACGGCGATGGAACGCTGCGCGTTAGCACGAGCGGGTCTGCGGACCTGATCATCGTCGGTGTGCCTCACGAGGATTTGGTGTGTGCAACGGACACCAGACTCCGCGTGCGGATTGTGTAGGAGATACAATGACTATTGAAAAAGCAACAATCAACCCGATCAGCCAATTGCAGCAGATCGGTGGATACGTGCCAATGGCGCGGCAGAACCCTGACGGCACGCAAGAGTTGGTAACGAACGAGCAAGGTTTCGTGCAGATCACCAACGGGCGCGGGCTAGTCACCAACTCCCTACTCCGCAAAGACGAGTGGGAATCGCTGGACGACGCAGTACAGGTTGCGGCAACCGGGCAAATGAACCTTATCTCGCGCCTGAATGGCGACCCGCAGTTGCGCAAGAATCTCAACTCGATGGGCGTGCTGGTCAGCCAGTACAACCAGGGGTCCGAGATGACGCGGGCAACGGTCAGCCTTTCGGGGCGCGCTGCGCCGGACTTCGACCGGCAGGACTATAACCTGACCGGCGTGCCTATCCCGGTCATCCACAAAGAGTTTCAAATCGGGATGCGCGAATTGGAGGCCAGCCGGGCCTATGGCTCCGGCATCGACACCACTAACGCATTCGAGGCGAGCCGCGTCGTGACCGAGGAAATGGAGCGCATCGGCTTTGCCGGGAATACGAATATCGCGCTGAACCAGAATGTATTGTACGGTATCACAAACGAACCGAATATCAATACTGGCGCGGCCACGGGCGACTTTGGGACGCTGGCGAATATCACGCCGACTTTCCGAAATATGATTATCGCGCTGGCGGGCGATAATTACTTTGGCCCTTACGAGTTCTGGGTAGCGCGGACGCAGTACAACGAAATGGCGCTCAACTTCTTCGCGGACGGCACTGGCGACAGCGGCCTAACCCGCGTTCTCAAGATGGCTGGAATCGCTGCCGTTTATCCGTCAGACTGGATGACCGCCGGTACGCTGGTGGGTGTTCAGATGACGCCGAACGTACTGGACTTCTGCGTCTACCAGCTCAACCAGGTAGTCGAGTGGACCAGCCCGGACGGAATGGCACAGAACTTCAAGGTGATGTCCATCGGCGCGCCACGCATTAAAAGTGACTATAACGGGAATTCAGGCGTGGTATATTTTACGGGTGCGTAGTACGATACATAGCATATATCACTGTGCTGGAATTCTAGCACGGTAGAAAGGGCATAGTATGCCAGCAGCGGGAATGAAAAAATACGTCGTGACGGCAGCGCCGGGAGCAAACAATCCTGAAAAGGGAATGTGGCTCTGGAATCAAACCAAGGCGGCGACCGACAGAGACGAGCCGAAGGGCGAGCAAGTCTATGTGCCAGCGGGCACAGAAATCATGCTGATGCCGGAAGCTGCGCAGCCGCTTGTGGACATCGGGCGGCTGCGCCTGGCAACCGGAGGCTAGCCTGTGGCAACTCTACTGGCCGGGGTCACAGTTGTATGTCCGACGATGGATGCGGACGAGGTGCGTGAGATCATCAGCACAGACTTGACGGACGCACAGATCAATGCGTTCATCAATATGGCGTACAACGTGACTCGGCTCATCTCGGGTGATCTTGGTTCGTGTGGCGGGAGCAACATGGAATGCGATATCATGAAACTCCTTGCCGCGCACTTTATCACGCTACGGGAAGGGTCCGCTAAAAGCGAGAGCGTAGGCGGCGAGTGGTCAATCACTTATCGCGGCTCGGATGGGCTAGGGCTAGACGCAAGCCTATACGGACAGAACGCAAAAATGATTGACTGCTCAGGCAAGCTCGCCAAGTTGGGACTCAAGAAAGCTGGGTTGCGAGAAATCGGATTCTACGATTTCGCTGGCACGACTTTTGTGCCGCCAGATAGAAGTGATCAGAGCTAGACTATGGCAGGCCCGCACTTCAAGAAGCACCTGATACACACGGCGACCATACGCAGGACGACGCAGACCCAGAGCGCAAGTGGCGAACTGATAGACTCGTGGTCCACAGCGGGCACGATAGACTGCCGGTACATTCAGCAGTCAGAGCGTATCGCGGATGAGGGCCAGGGCTATCCGATGGTCGAGGACCACCTGCTGCTGTGTGATACAGGCGAAGATGTGGTTGAGGAGGACCGGATTACAAACGTTCGATTCGCGGCAACTGGGATACTAGTAGACTCTGGACCGTTCATCATCGAGAGTTTGCTAGGACGCAATTCGACCAAGGCGCACCATATGAGCATCAAACTGGAGCGAGTCGAATAATGGCGCACGCTAAAGAGCGAGTAACCGGCGTCAAAGAATTGACCGGCTATTTCAGGTACATGGCTAGCCAAGCGCCTGGAAAGCTCACAGTGACAGCGGTCAAAGCTGGTGCTGAGGTCATTCTAGAAGCCGCCCAGGCCAATGTACGCGCGAACTTTGAGAATCAGACGGGCGCGTTGGAGGACAGCGGCAAGATCGTGATGGTCAACCAGTATGCAGCGAATGTCGAGTTTGACATCGTATACTCTGCCGCTCACGAGTACGGGCTAGAGAATCAGGTTATCACGGAGCTGCAGCGAAAATTCTTCTGGGCAAAGTGGTACGAAACGAATGAGGGCATGTGGCGGGCGCTGGCACTATCCACGACGTACACAATCCCAGCACGTCCGTACTTGCGACCTGCGATAGATTCACATAAAAGCGAAGCAGCTCACGCGATGGGCAAAAAACTGCGTCACGAGATGGTAAAGAGACAACCAAAGGCCGTGAGCATAAGAGGCGGCGGTTCGAGGTTGAAATTATAGGAGTAGGGACATGACTGCACGAACAAGTGCGGCACTGAAAAACAACTTTTGGGAGCGGAACCCAACCGACCAGAACGACGATCTGGTTGATACGCTACACAATCCGCAAAGCGCAGTCACATTCGACGGCACGGTAACGTTGTCCGACGACTTGACGATTGCGAATACGAAGGACATTCTGCCCGCAACGGGCGGCGGGTCCGACTTGGGCAGCACGAGCGCAGAATGGGGTAGTGTCTATCTGTCGGATAGCAAAGGCGTTTATTTTGGCGCGGACCAGGACGCGAATATCCTGCACGACGGAACGACCGGCGTCGACTTGTCAGTAGCGGACAACGATAGCGGCGCATTCCGCGTCATGCAAGGATCAAATCAGTATATCGCATTCAATACATCGGATGGAGTAGAGCGTGTCGAGGTCGGCAAGCCGCTAGAACCTCAAGCAGGAATCGACCGGTCCTACTTTTGGGAAATCTTTGACGACTTTAACTACCAGACCATCGCAGCGACCTACACGCCGTGGGTGCTGAACTCTGGCGCATCTGGTACGGCAGCAGATCCAGCTATCAGCGCGCAAGAAAATGGGGTTCTCCAGTTGGTCACAGGCGACGATGATGGAACGACAGCACGGGATGGGAGTCAATTTGCTGGCGCAGTCCCAGTTCAGGCGGATAGCGGCGGGCTGTTTGTAGAGGCAAGACTTCACATCAATACCGCTATCGCAAACGCGAGGGTTAACTTTGGCCTGACGGACGTGACTACCCTGGAGGAACCATACACTTGCACCGGTACGGCATATGCTGCTGCTGCGAATGACGCGGTGGTGTTTCTGTACGATGCAGCAGCTACCGCAGCGGGTAGTTGGCACGCGTGTGCCGTGGATAGCACGGTCGAGGACACGACCAATGATCCGATGGCATCGGGGCCAACGGCAGACACGTATCAGAAACTTCGTATCGAGGTCAGTGTCGGCGGTGGGACGTGTACGTTCTATGTGGATGATGTACTGAAAGCCACGCTATCGGGTGGCGGAGTTACGCCGAACACGAACCTGTATCCGACGATCATCGCGTGCGGCGATGGCACGGCGTCCAAGACGGTGGACGTGGACTACATCCATGTGGGGCATAATCGGTAGGTCTGACAAGGCCAGAAAGACGACAGCGAATGAATCTGAAACTATCGGTCCTTGAAAGAATGGTCCTGCTGCGGGTTATGCCGCAGCAGGGCGATGTCACTACCCTGCGAATCGTGCGCGACCTAGAACGCGAGTTGTCTTTCACAGAAGAAGAGCACGCGGCGCTAGAGTTCTACACGGAAGAAAACGCGGTGCGGTGGAAGCAAGACGCCGTACAAGAGAAGGATGTGGAGTTCGGACCCAAAGCGTCGTCCATCGTTCTGGCAGGGCTTGGAGAACTGGACAAAAGAAAGGCGCTGCGTATGGAATATCTATCGCTGTGTGACAAGTTTGGATACGAACCGCCAGAGGATGACCAGGCAGAATGACGCTACGGAGCGACATCTTTGACCGCTGCGTAACAGGTGGTCACGCGGGCCTGTCGGCGCTGATAGCCAAGCGCTGTTATCCGGTGCGTTTGCCTGAGAACTACACAGTCCCGTGTCTACGCTATCGGGTCATCTCAGCATCGAACGACTATGCTAGGGACAGGACCAGTGCGCCGGGTAGAGCAAAGTACCGCATTCAGTTTGACTGCTATGCAGCCACGTCGGACGCGGCCAATGCGCTGGCAGACCAACTAGTGGATGCTTGGGACGGATATAAAGGAACTGGGTGTCCACTTGGAATATGCTTTGTGCAGAATAGAACAGATAGCTACTCTGTGCCACTGAACCAGCATCGGGTGATAGTAGACGTGCAAATCGAGAGGGCTACGGATACATAATGAGCAGGACAGACCATTCAACTGCGTGGTATGTTTCGTTCAGCCAGAAATGGGAACGGGAGGGCGTCGGGCGGTGGTGGAAGCGCCGTCTATCAAAGTGCAGGCGTCGCTTCGGGAAAATGGTTTGTTGGGAGGGCGAGCGTGCGTATCGGCATACAGCCGGACTTGCGGGCATAGAAAGAGAATGCGAATGGAAACTGTGGTAGAAGATAGCACGGATAAAGTAGCTCTTGTGAGCACCTTCGGAGAACCAACGCAACGACAAGGCTGGCAGTGTCCATTGTGCAAGCGAATATGGTCGCCAGATATTCATTACTGTGACTGTCAGAAAAACAGAGGCCCAGAGCCTTGGGAGTTATGGCCTAATTCTACAGGCGATCCGCTTCCAACTCAGTGGACATATACGACATCAGGGAGTCTGACGAAGGTCTAATAAAAGACCAGAAAGGGCGGCCAGTGAGCCGACAGAGAACCGGGTTCTTTAACAATTGTATAGAAAGGGCTACCGATGGGTAAGCTGAAACGAATAGGTATATTCTCCAACTCTGTACACGAACAGACGGGGTACGGCACTCAAATACGTGCGCTTATACCGCTGCTCAAAGAGGCGGGCTATGAAGTCGCCGTGTTCGCCAACTCCGGTCTATCAGGCCAAGCGATAAACTGGCAAGGCATCGACATCTATCCAATGCGCGGCAACCCATTCAATATGAAGCTAATAGGAGAGTACGCAAAGCACTTTAAGGCAGACTTGATCCTATCGCTTTACGACATGTTCCCACTGCCTGAATCGACACGCGACGACATAGGCGTGCCGTGGCTGGCATGGGTTCCAATTGACGGCGTGCCGGTCCCAGAGCGGGTACAGGCATCGACTAAAAAGGCCGACTGGGTAGTTGCGATGTCGCAGTTCGGACAAGCCGAGCTAGGCAAGGTCGGCATACCGTCCGAGTGCATTCAGCTAGGCATTGACTGTGACGTGTATCATCCGGGCGACAGAGAAGAGGCGCGTAAGCAGCTAGGCTTTCCACCGGATGCGTTCATTGTCGGCGTCGTGGCAGCAAACAAAGGCTGGCCGTGTCGCAAAAGCTGGCCTGAACTACTAGCCGGGTTTGCGAACTTTCATAGGCGGTTTCCGCGCAATACGATTCTACATCTCCACACGACTACAGTGCCATACGGGACGCACGAAGGCGTGAATATCTATCGGTTGCAAGAGCGGTTAGGACTGTCAAGAGGCGTGGTACAAATCACGGCTGAGGCAGACATTGCTATCGGTGTCCAAGAGGACCAGATGGCTAACCTGTATCGAGCGTTTGACGTGCTCTTGGCTCCGTCGATGGGAGAGGGCTTTGGACTGCCACTGATAGAAGCGCAAGCGTGCGGGACGCCGGTCATCACGCAGGACTGTACAGCGATGACAGAGAACACCTTGCTAGGCCAGTGTATCAAGCCGCTGCAATCGTTCTATGTTCCACAACTCGACTACTACTGGTCGCTGGCATCCGTACCGCTCATCTCGGAAGCACTGGCTACAGCCTATAATGCTCTACCGGACGAAAGAGCGACGGTGCAAGCAGTCCACAAGGTACGGAGAAAATATCACTGGCCGGACTTGTTTGAGAGGAAATGGCTGCCGCTACTTGACCGCGTTTCTAGTGAAATGTGGTGATTCGATGGAAAGAAGGGAATGTCAATATGTATGTCAATATGTATGCTAAATACCTTTGGGCAGTTTTGCGGCACAAGTGGTTTGTATTCTTGGAATGCTGCAAGCTAGGAATTCCGTGGCGGGGGATCGTTCACGATTTGAGCAAGTTTCTGCCGAGTGAGTTCGGACCATACGCATATTATTTTTACGGTCCATATCCGAGAGATGACGAGTACAAACCGAAATACGTTGTAGAGGCATTTAACCGTGCTTGGCTAAATCACCAGCACAGAAACAAACATCATTGGCAGCGATAGTTACTGACGATGGACAGCGCGAGGGGTAGTGATAAAATTGTTCCGCTTCCGATGCCAGATCGGTATCGCAAGGAAATGCTGGCAGACTGGCGCGGCGCTGGACGTGCATACGGAAACCAAGATACAGTAGGATGGTATGTGAAAAACCGCGACCAGATACAACTAGATGGTATTACGAGAGACTGGATAGAAATTCAGTTAGGCTGGACCAAGCCGGGGCAATACTAGAAAGGCTCACAGAATGAAAATCGGCTGGCTTCACGACGATTTGGGCATAGTAGGCGGAGCAGAACTATCAGAGCGAACGCTACGCGCGGGCGCGCCAGAGTGGGCAGACATCGTATTGTGTCCACCCAACAAGCGCCCGCCGGAGGACATCGAGGCTTTCATCATCCAGCACTGCACGGCCTATCCATCGCAGTGGATAGAGGTTCTGGAAAAGGTTCCGGTCATCAAGCAAAACCGTGACTCGTGGTGGTCGGGTAGCATCGTCTTGCGGCGCTGGCTGCTGGACCATGCAAAACTGCTCTTGTTCTCGTCTCAGCTACAGGCAGACAACTATGAGCACTGGTACGACAACGAATACGCAGTCGTGCCGCCGCCGGTCAATTTGGATATGTTCCGAGACGCAGCACTGCCGGACGAGGAGCGCCAGGGCACGATCTGGGTTGGACGTGCCGATCCGGGCAAGGGGCTGCACACGGTACTGGACTGGGCGTGGCGCGAGCAAGAGCCGGTTGACATCTATGGCGACATAAGCATTCGCTACATCAATTTTGCAGAGTTAGGCGGGCTTGCCAGATACCACGGACCAGTGCCATACAACGTTTTGCCAAGCATCTATGGGGCAGCCAAGCAGTTTATCTTCTATCCGACACACAAGGAGCCGTTTGGCAGAACGGTTGTGGAGGCGTGGGCGGCAGGCTGCGAACTGATGGTAGACGGATGGATAGGCGCGCTGGAATGGATAGAGAAAAGACCCGATGACATTGGGCGCGGGGTAGAGATGTTCTGGAGCGAAGTGGAAAGGACGCTGAAACCGTGACAAAGCAATACGGTCAGTTGGTCAAGCGACTTTGCGGACACATCGCACAGTTGCCGGACTGCGTGCCAATTCGTGTCTACACAGGCAAGCCAGAGAGCACTAAAAACGGCGAGTTGTCGCTGTGGACAGATGACGGCAAGGCGTGGGCCGCGTTCGGTGGAGATCGGTCGTTGGTCAGTGCGTTTGAGGTTGTCGAGCTACTGGCAATCGCAACCGGGACGTGCTCGGTAGAGGTGCGCGAGTGATGCGCGTACAGCCGTACATTATCCCAAATTATCCCAAATGGATACAGCGATGACGCATCTCGATACACAAGGCGTATACGCCAAGATTGCACAGGCAATAGAGGAACGTCAACCATTTTCGCTCATTCGATTGGGCGATGGAGAGGCGCGGCTGATAGGCTATCCATCGTATATCTCGTTTCCAGACCTGAACCAGTCGCTCAAATACTGGTACGGAACAATGAAGCCGGACAGGGATGGTATCAGCCGGTTACGCGCCGAGCTAATCACGGCTTGCCAGGGGGCTGATGTGCTGGGACTGCCAAGCACCGAGCAGCAAAGCCGGAACAAATTCTACAAGCTGATGCATCATCTAGCGATGGTGGAAGGGCTGGCGCGGGGCGATACTTGCCATTGTGGCGTTCACAGGTGGCTCTACTCGGAAGGCTTGCTGTATAGCCTGCTACGCGCATTGTCATCGGTAACGCTCATCACGTGCCGGGACGTGCGAGACATATTCAAGAACGACTTGCTCATAGAAGAGGTGCGCTGGATCAGAGTACCTCAAGAGGCGCAGATGGGCCAGCCAAGCGAGCAGCACTATCCAAACGCGCATAGCCGAATATTGCGAGAACTGGACGTAGGACCGGGTGACGTGGTGTTAGTCGGTGCTGGGCCAAATGGAAAGTGCTACTGCAATGCAGCCAAGCGAGACGGCGCGGTGGCTCTGGACATCGGTTCGATTTTCGACTTGCTGGCAGGTGTACCGTCGAGGTCTTACATTCGCGTGGAGTTGGCAGGCAGATGACACAAAAGCTTAAACTACTATTCACAGGTACAGGTGCGTGTGCAACGGGAGCCTATGCGCAATATGTCTCACAGGCTGGCTTGCAGTGCGGGCACGAAAAGGTGTTCGGTCCATTTGGCTACACCAAGGCGCTAGAGAACCTAAACGATGACAAGTGCCGCCCGGCTGAGTCAAGCTGGCTTGCAGCGCCCTATCTGGACAGACCAGAGTTGCGAGATGCGGTTATCGTTCACCTGATTCGCCATCCGGCAAAGGTCATCTCGACTATGAGCAGGGTTCCGACAGGGGCAGGGCGGTACTGGCTATTCGCGGCGGCGTGGTGTCCGAGGCTGCTGGAATACGGCAAGCGATGGGATGGGCTCGCATACCGCTATGTATTCTGGAATCAGATGATAGAGCTAAAACTAGCGGCAAGCAATCACATCACGTGGAAGGTAGACGATGCTGACCCTCTGGACCTGCTTGCGCTGTTGCAAGAGCGCGGACTGAGACTGAGCATCAAAGCGAGCGAGCCGGTATACCAGAAACGCGGAATCAACCGGCATAGGCCGGACAGAGAAAAGAAACCGCAGTACCAGTTCAATCCGAAAAAGGTCATGGACCTGGACATCAGAGCAAGCATAGAGCGAATAGCAGAACGATACGGCTACTCGTGGTGATGAAATGGTTATTCACGGGCACAGGACGTTGTGGAACAGGTTATATGGCGCGTGTCATGAATTCGGTGGATATTCTATGTACACACGAGAAGATATTTAGACCAGAAAGCATAGAAAATCCAGACGAGCAAATCACAAGGCACGATGAATGGACCAGAAAGGGTTATCAGGCCGAGTGTTCGTGGTTAGCAGTACCATATCTAGGCAGTGAATGGCTAAGACAAATAATTGTGGTGCATGTCGTTCGGCATCCGCGCAATGTCATTAGGTCATTGTTACGAACGCAGCTTTTGACAAATACCGGGCGATACCGCAAATGGCAGAAGGTGGTACGACAGACTATACCAGAGCTATTTGATCTCAAGACAGGTCCAGCGCGTGCGGCCTATTTCTGGATTGAATGGAATAGGCGCATTGTGCCTCACGCTGACGCAACGCACAGGATTGAGGACGATGCTAAATCACTGTTGGAAAAACTGGACATCGCTTACAAGGAGCGGGCGATCTACAATGACAGGACGTGCAATACGAGATGTTTCGCATCACCAAAAGGATTCGAGCTAACACAGCTTCCAGAGCGATTGCTAGGTGATTTGACAGGAGAGATGAAGCGATACGGGTATACGATAGATAATCACGAACTGACAGTGTACGAGCGAGAGGGAAGGGTTGGCGCAGACTAACGACGCGACCAGAAAAATAAAAGACAAATGGATGCTAACCGCGAAAGACGTGATGGATATAATTTGTGAACACGTCACAGAGCGCAGACCATTCTCACTCATTCGTCTAGGTGATGGAGAGGCGCGGCTACTGGGCTATCCAGATTTTCATGATGTCAACGAATTGCAGCATTCATTATTGATATGGTACGGAAAATATAGACCCCTTGACGGCAAGGTCATGTTGCCATTAAAAGCACAGGTTGTCACCGCAGCCCAAAACGCGAATATCTTGGGATTGCCAAAGAAAAAGGCAAAGAACAAGATGCATCGGGTGCTTGTCTCGCAACTCATAGGCAAGCTAGACCTTATCAAACATGAAATTGCGCATTGCACAGTAACAAGAGAAATACAGCGTCAAGGTTGGTGGAGAAATCTAATCTCTGAACAGGATGCAATATCAGTTATCGGATGTTTTGACGTAAGGCAAACCTTATGCGCTATAGGCGTCAAAGACGTTCGCTGGTATCCAGTCCCAAGTGAGGCAAAGTATGTAAAGCCTATAGCGCAGCATTATCCTCAGCGACATAATGAATTGATTGAGGAACTAGAACGAGATGTAAATCTAGGCGATTTATTCTTTGTAGGCGCTGGTCCAAATGGTAAGGTCTACTGTGATGTGATAAAACAACAGGGCGGAATTGCCATAGACATCGGAAGCGTGATGGATGGTTGGGCAAGAGTCGAAACGCGACCATATATCAAGAACTATCCAGAAAGGTACTCTTTGTGAACGTGACAGTGGTAGGCGGGATGGGCAAGTTAGGCAGTGTGATGGCGCAGCACATCGGGCGTTCTTATCCTGTGCGCATTGCAGATGTCGCGCCAGAATGCAAATCGACGGCAGAGACAACCAAAGACGCGGACATAGTGATCGTCATCGTGAATACGCCGAGCCTGCCAGATGGCAGCTATGATATAGCGAACGTGGTCGCGGCTTGCTCAGAGATAGACCTGTCTTGTTGGAGGATGGTCATCATATCCAGCACGGTCAATCCGGGCGACACGGAAGGGCCTATCCGGGCAGCATTGGAACAGAGCGGAATGTACGCGCATGCGGATTTCGGCTTTGCCTACGTACCGGAGTTTGTGCGCCAGGGCAACGTGCAAGAGGACTTTGCACATCCAGAGTTTATTGTAGCAGGGTGCGCAACAGAGTTGGAGCGCAGCCACCTAGAAAGTTTTTACAGGTGGGCGTGCTGGACAAAGCCAACGTTTATGAGCATTCCAAGCGCCGAGATTGCCAAAATTGGATTGAACACAGCCATTACCTCAAAGCTGGCAAAGGCAAATGAGATAGCCTGGTTGTGCCAGCGTACAGATGGAGCAGACGCCGAAGATGTGCTGAACGCCATCGGTCAAGATTCGCGCATCGGTCCAAGATATTTCAAGGCCGGACCGCCATACGGGGGACCGTGTTTTCCGAGAGACGACTTGGCTTTCAGCAATGCATTGCAGCAAGCAAATGTCGCTCCGGTGATGACCGAGAGCGTGGCGTGCTGGAATCGGTCACAGATGATACACATGGCGCAATTGGTCAGAGAGGCAGACTTGTGCCAGTATCAAAGGTTTGGCGTAGCTGGATTATCGTTCAAACCGGGCGTCGTCGATGGCACAGAATCGCCAGGGGCCAGATTGGCCGAACTGCTGAATGCCGAGACATACGACCCGAATCTGTATAGCACGTGTGAGACATTCGAGGAACTGATAGAGCAGTGTGACAGCGTCGTTCTGGCAATGCCATTCGAGGGGATGGATGCGATATTGTACATGGACACAACCGGGAAAACTATCTGGGATTGGTGGGGCATATACGGAGATAGGTTCAATCGCTTTGGCAAGGGGCCAGAGCTATGCTGATTTACAGCATCGTCAAAGGGTTTGCGGGAGAGTTCGAGCACATCCAGCGTAACGCTGTACGGTCATGGCAGACGGTCTTTCCACAAGCTCAGATTGTATGGTTCGGACAAGACGAACCTGGGGCAGCAGAAGAGGCTGAGGCGAACGGTATCCAGCTTATGCCAATGAGGCGAACAGAAAAGGGAGCGCCATTGCTGCCAGACGTGATAGACAGTGCGCACAAGCTGGCAAGGTCAAGAGACACACGTTGCTTGATTAACGCAGACATCGTCCTAGAACCGCAGTTCGCTACAGCAGTACAGGCAGTGGAAGATAGGTTCAGCAACTTTCTGCTCATCACACGTAGGCGGAATATCCAGGTAGACGACGAACTGGACTTCTCTGAAGATTGGCACGGCATGATAAAAGACCTGCCATTTACAGACTATACCCGTTCAGGCATCGACGTGTTTTGCTATCGCGGCGACTGGCTGAGAGACATTCCACCGTTCGGAGTAGGCCGGACAGCGTGGGATAACTGGATTGTGAGTTGGGCAGATAAGCAAGAGAAACTGCCTATCATCGACGCGACAGGGTTCACGGTTGTATACCATCAGCAGCACGCGAAGCACAAACCGCAAGGCGAGGTCATGCGCAACCAAGCGATATGGCAACAGGCGCTTGTGGAATTTGAAAAGCCGGGGACGTTGAATAGTGCGACCTGGAAACTGACCGAGAAGGGACAACTTGTGGAGAAGGGCGCATGATCTGGATAGAAGAGGCACTGCGATACTGCCCGAACAAGCTGGCTGGGAATCCGCCAAACGTCGAGTGGATGGTATCCAAGATGACGCCGAGCGGTCTGCTAGTAGACGTGGGCGCAAACGTGGGGGCGCTGTGTATCGCCACGTTGCTGGGCGTAGAGGATGCGCGGTGCGTGGCATTCGAGCCACAGACGCGGGTCGCTGACGCGCTGGTAGAGATGGCAGAAGTCAACCAGGTAGACATTGAGTTGCATCGGCTGGCCGTGAGTTCGAGCCAGGGAGACGCAGTGCTCAAATACCCGGTTGACCCGTCTATCGCGGGATGGGCCAGCATTGCGGATAGGCCAAACTTTTACGAGGCGCTGAACAAGAAAGTGGAGTCTCAGACAGAGTCAGTCAAAGTCACGACGCTTGATACGTGGTGGAACGAAGCAGGTAGGCCGGATGTCCAGCTAGTCAAGGTGGACACGCAGGGAACAGAGGTAGACATCTTGGAGGGAGGCGCTGAACTGTTTCAGACCGTGCCATTCCTGTTCATCGAGATACACGGTCCGACGCTGGCCGAGCACGGACGGACAACAGACGACTTGCTAGACGAACTGGAAGCACTCGACTACGACTGGGAAAAGTTCCGCATCAATTTGAAATGTGAGAAGAGGGACGGGTGGACAAGGCCGAGTTGACCAACCGCATACGCGAGATACTGGCAATGGACACCGGCACGGATGACCACAGGATACAGCGCCGCGCCAGGTGGATTCAAGCAGCGCAAGCCGCAGTGGAGGCGGGACCGGGAGACATCGTAGAAATAGGCGCGATGGAAGGCGATTCAACGGTTGAGTTCTGCAAGATTGCAGCGCGGTACGGCAGGCGCGTGCTCGTCGTGGATCCGTGGACGCCAGGAACGCAGAACTGTCAAGGGCACGAGTACAGCAGGTTCAAGGCGCGAACAGAGAAGTGGAGAGAGAACGGCGTGCTGGATGTGTTGAGAGTAGAGTCGCAAAGCCCGGTAGCGATTCGAGCATTACAAGGGCGCGAGTGGGCCTTTGCGTTGGTGGATGGATTGCACAAGCACGCAGAAGTGCTTTGTGATGTGATGGCAGTTCGGTCGGCGCGGGTCATCTGTCTGGACGATATGAATATGCCGCCAGTGTTTCAAGCGTTTCATCAAGCCGCTTCACTATTGGAGCGAGAAGGGATTCAAAACCCGATGATGGCGAAGAAGTGGGAAGGGTACTTGGTATGAAGAACAAGTCACGCGCAATTTTTATATTGAGTTGTCCGCGCAGCGGATCATCAGCACTGGCTGGGAGCCTTCACCGGCTTGGGGTCAATATGGGTGAACGTCTACAGGTGGCTGACATCCTAAATGAAAACGGCTACTATGAATCGCTTGCGTGGCAGCGTATAAACAAGCAAATCGGAGGCGAAAGGTATACCGTCCGCTGGATGGATGCTACGCCAACACAGCTTGACGCCTATCGTCGATTGATAGCCAAATGCAGCCGCGCGCCGATATTTGGAGTCAAGGGGCCTCGCATGGCCTTTACCTTCAATCACATCTGGCCTTTGTTCGCGGAAACAGACACCGAACTGCGTGTCGTCTGGGCACATCGAGACTTTGAGAACATCGTCAAGTCGTTCAAGCGACACACCGAACTAGCCTATCACGGACGCTGGCCGATGACAGAGGACGAGGCGCGGGCGCTGATGGAAAAATGGCGCAAGGCGCTTCTGTACCAGCTTGGCAATTTTCCAGGTATGGTCTATCAGGTGGACTATGACAAGCTGCTCGAAGAGCCGGTCACAGAGCTTCTCAACCTACACGACTACTGCTATGAAGGTCTGGATATACCGGGGCACAAGCGCGTTATCACGCCAGCATTGAACTGGCTAGAGAAAGGTCTGAGGCACTATAACCATGTTGATCATCGTTCCGACGCTGGACCGGGGGATGGGGATGAAAGCGCGAAATCAGGCTTTGCTACTGGCTGGACTAGAAAACGTCCGTGCCGTGGTTGCAGTGGACGAAAGCAGGAGCGGGTGGACGAGGAACGTGAATCGACACCTGCCGTTGACGCGACAGAATCAGGACCAGAGTTGGACGGCGACGGATGACGTGTGTATCCTGAACGATGACTGTATCGTTCGGATAGGATGGTTGGCAACGCTATGGGACGAATTGGAGAAGCGCTCAGATTGCTGGTTCGCGGGGCCGTCGGGACCATGCAGAACAGCGCCGCAGAATACAGGACGGCCAAACGACGAGCGCCAACCGCAGGTGGTCAGCCATTGCGCGGGTTTTTGTCTCGTTGTCAAGCGGGCGGCAATCCAGGCGCTTGGTCCGCTTGATGAAACGTTCAGGCACTATGGCAGTGACGTAGACTGGCAGTGGAGAGCGCAGAGGGACCATAACAAACGAGCGCTGTGGATACCTTCTGTATACGTGGACCACGGACTGCACGAACCACACGAGCCGTGGTTTTCAATGGACAATCGAGTTTTTTGGCAGCGGTGGAGAAGCCGCTGGTAATTGTAGAATCGCAATGATGACATTGGCGGTTCAAAGGAATAGATACGATGGCAAATCATCCGGGGCACTTAGGAACGCTTGGCTGGGATCCAGCAGGCGGCACTTCCTATACCAACATCGCAAAGATTAGGGACATGTCCGGCCCGTCTATTAGCCGCAATGAAATCGAGATTGCGGATCGCAGTATGACCACATACTACAATGAGTACATCGGCGGGCGCGTGGACCCGGGCGCTATCTCGTTCGGCCTGACCTGGGATCCGATTGCTGATACCACGCACGCGCAGACGGCGGGTACGGGCCTGCTGTCCGACTTTGAGACAGAGCAATGCACGCTCGCTACGTGGCAGTGGCAGCTAGACGGTTGCGGCGGGACGGCTACGTTCACGTTCGACGGCTTTGTGAGCGGGTTCGACGTAGACGACCCGATGGACGATGTGCTGACTGCTGAACTCACAATCAAGATTTCGGGCAAGCCGACGCTGGCGATCACCTAGCGTCTAGTGCCGACATAACAAAATGTTATAGAGGCTGAAAGGTTTTTTACATGCCACTGCTGGATAAAGCAGCGATTTTTGATATCGCAGAGCAGGGGTTCAAGATGGCCGTCGTTGCCGTGCCGGAATGGGGCAAAGGCGTCGAGGTTCGCGTGCGCGAACTGTCTGCCGAAGAGTTCCAAAGAGTTGGCCTGGATATGAATCAGGCCGAAGGTAGAGAGGCAGTCAGTCAAGCGCTCGATTACACCTACGACGTGGTTGTATGGTGCTGCGTCGATGACAAAGGCGAGCCCGTGTTCGAGAACAAGGACAAGGCAACCTTGCGCAAGCGTGGCAAACGGGCATCGTTCTATGCTGGCCTAGCGAGTATCGCTAATGCCGTCTATGACCTGTCCGGGTTGACCGGAGACGAGGACGAGGAAGGGGAAGAGCAGGAATCCCCAAACTGACGCCCATGCGCCAGTTCGAGTTTCGACTTGCGCTGGCGCTTGGGTGGCCCAACCCCGACGCTATGCTGTCGGTGATGCCACAACGGGTCTACCGCGAGTGGATTGCATATGCAGAAATAGACCCGTGGGACGAAGAACGTGCCGACTGGCGAGCGGCGATGGTCGCGTTTACGATGGCAAATATGTGGCGCGGCAAGAAAGGCAGAAAGCCAAAGCTCAAGGACTTTATGCCGCAGTTCAAGAAGCGGCAGGCTCCACGACTGAAGACGCCACAACAGGCACTAGGCGCTATGAAAAATCTAGCCAGTCTGTTCGGTGGCAACATACAAGACAATCGACCGGAATGGAAAAAGAAGCGAGATGGGCCGATATAGGCTAATCTCAAGGGACGCTGATGGCCGGTTCAATCGAAGTTGCTAGACTTGTTTCAAGACTAGTCCTAGATTCAGACCAGTTTAATAACGCTATGGGACAGAGCATCAAAACTGCGACGTCCTGGGGCGAAAAGATGAAGTCGGCGCTGTCTACCGCAGTGGTGACGAAGGGGCTTGGCTTTCTAGCGCAGGCCGCAAAGAGCGCAGCGGGTGGCCTGGTCAATACGGTCAAGGCGGGTGCGGGCTTGCCGGGTATTGCTGCCGCATTCAATCGCAATGCCGCTCAGTTCGGCGTCAACCTGTCTGCAATGCAACGGGCGTCAGGCGGGACCATCAGCGAATTTGAGATGATGACGCAGGCCAACGTCGCCCTAACCGGTGCGGGTCAGATGCTCGGAAAAGAGTTTGGCAAGAATCTGCCGACCTTACTTGCAGGCGCGCGTGCCGCTGCGGCGGCTACGGGCGGATCTGCCGAGTTCATGTTTCAGTCCCTCGTAACTGGCGTGAAACGCTCAAGTCCGATGCTCATTGACAACACGGGCATCGTGTTGAAAATGGGTGAGGCGAACGAGGCCATGGCCGCCAAAGTCGGGAAGGCGGTCAAAGACCTGACCAGTGAAGAAAAGTCAGTCGCGATCCTAAACGCCACGGTTGAGGCAACAAACAAACTCATTGCGCAGACTGGCGGCGCGGGCATGACGACGTCGGAAAAGGTCGCGGGGCTTGGTGCTGTCATTCAGAATTTCAAGGATCAAGTTGCCGTTGGCCTTTCTCCGGTGTTGGGTCAGGCGACAGGTATCCTGCTCAAATTGGCGAATCTTGTACTACCTCCACTGCAAGACATTCTTGTGAACAAGATAGCGCCTGCTATCTCAGTTGTACTCGGATTGGTTGAGGGCTGGGTAAGCAAATTCGATACGGCAGCGCAGGCGACGGCGCAGTTTGTCAACTTTACCACTGACGGGCTGGGCAATATGGTTCCGGTTATCGAGGACGTGGGTAAGTCGTCTGTTGACAAGCTGGTCAACAAATGGTCCGAGATGGCATCAAGGGCACTCAAGTGGGGCATTCAGGTCGTCACCGAGTTTGCGTCTGGAATGGTACAAGGTGCGGCAGCGGCACTGACTCAGGCAATGCAATTCATCGGCGGAATCCTGCAAAGCTGGCTGGCTCCATCATCGCCACCGAAGATTATGCCAAACCTGGACAAGTGGGCGCAATCGTCGATGAACTTGTACCTTCACAACATGACGCAAGCCGACTTTGGCATCCTGGATACGATGCAGGGACCAATTAGCACGGCACTATCTCGGTTGGTCGATTCGGGCGATATGTCCGAAAAGGGCAGCGCTGAGATGTTTCGCGGTCTGTCCGAAGGTCTGGCAAAAGCGGCAGCGACAGGCGACATGACAGATGGTATTTTCAAGCAACTGGAAAAAACAACGGGAGCATACGGAAAGGACATTGCGGAACTTGCCAAACGACAGTTCAAACTCGCGGCAGCAACGAAGGCGGTCCAAGAAGCAGAGGAATCTCTTGAAAGGGCAAGGTCAGCTCAAAAAGATGCTCAGGATAACGTCTCAAAGCTGGCTGACGAATACAACAAACTGCTGGCAGCGGGCGCGGATGAATCGGTCCTCGCAGCCAAGCGGGCCGAGTTTGCCGAAGCGGAAAAGGCGCTAGACCTCGCAGATGACCAGGTAGACGCGACGGAATCACAAGCCGAAGAAGCGCAAAAGGCACTCAGTCCACTACAAGAACAGGTAGCGTTACAGCAAAAAATCATCGACCAGATGTTCAAGATGACGGAGCCGATGTCGGAAGTCACCGACTCGTTGACGGCTGCCATTGGCGGATTGACTGATGGGCTGGCAGATGGGCTAACTGGTGAATTGGAACCACCAGAGATACCAATACCAATATTTAGCGGAGAGGGAGGTATAGCGAGTAGCCTTTCGACTGCATTCGAGAATGCCAAGGAAAGTATCAAGGAAAAGCTGCTAGGGATGTTCCAGCCAGTGATAGATGAGTGGACGCGGCTGAAGGAAGGGCCATTAGCAGAGTTACAGTCTACGTGGGAAACGTTCACTACGACAGTGCGGGAGTTCTGGGACGAAAAAGTTGTTCCTATCATAGAAGAAATCAAAAAGTTTATTCCACCAGAGGCTTTGCAAAACTTGGGCAAGTTTGCGGGAGTGATGGGCGTGGTGGCTGTAGTGGCAGGTATTCTAGTAGGCGCGATTTTGCTCTTAACCAACCCGATTGTTTTGCTGATAGCCGGTATTGCTGCTATTGTTGTTTGGGGCGGCCAAGCATGGGAAATGTTCAAAGACTTGCTAGATTTGTCCAAAGAACTAGCCATAGCATTGAAAGACAAATTAGTTGATAAATTTAATGAATTAGCATCGTCTGTCAAAGAAAAAGTGATTGATATTTTCGAAAAACTACGCGATTTCTGGCGTGATCACATTGAACCCAAGATCGAGGAACTGCGCAGGTTGTTTGAGGAAGTGCTTGTTCCAGCGCTGACGAAGGTCTATGACTTTGTCAAGGACAGCGTGATGGATATTTTCGAAAAGCTGCGCGATATATGGAAAGATGACATTCAGCCGCTCCTAAAAACCATTGGTGATACACTCGAAGGCTCATTTCTAACAGCTTGGGAAAAAATCTCAGGTGCTATCAAGGATACGAAAGATAAAGTCCTAGATGGGCTTGTAGAAACATTTGAAAATCTAAAAGGGCTTATCAAAGACACGACAGATAAAATCGTCAAGTTTATAGACAAGCTAAAGGAGTGGGCCAAAACAAAGTTGCCGGATTGGGCACAGCGCCATTCTCCATCACCGATTGAGCAAATGCTGACGAACACGCGTGACCTGATGGCCGAGTTGTCTCGACAGGAGTTGCCGGGGTTCGGCAGAGCGATGTCTGAATTGTCATTCCCGCAAATAGGACAGGCGGGCGCAGACAACCGGATAACAAACAACACATTAAATGTCACGACATCGGCCACGACAAGCACATATCTGCAAGACTACTCAGAGCTGGCGGCGTTAGGAGCAGGATAGCCAATGAATCGTGTCGTATTTCGTGTTTTTATCCCGATAGTTCTGGTGCTGTCGGTCGGGAGCGGAGAGGTATTGATGAGCAATTGGAAAATAGTTGTACCGGAACTTGCACAGAACATGGTCCTAAATCCATCGGCAGAAATTGCGGGCAACTTTGCAGCAGTCGGTGGGTCTGCGGCGCAAAGCACGACGTATAGCCACTACGGTCTATATAGCTATTGGGTCCAGACAAGCGGAGACAATGAGGGTATGACGCTGGCGTTGAGCGCACTCAGTAACGCAGTTCATTATGTCACATTGCGCGTGCGCGGCACGCTGCCTAGCGCGTGGGACTGGTCGCTGGATAACGCCAACTGGACAACGCCAAGCCTGATTATGGAAATGGACGAGAACTGGTCTTTGTATGGAGCATCGTTTGTGGCGGCTCAGGCAAACGCATCGACGACGCTGTACATCTATCAGGATGGGGCAGGCGCAGGGTCGTTCTACATCGACGGCGTTCAGGTGGAAGCGGCGGCGTATTGGACGACATACGTGGATGGAACACAAGAGGGCTGTGCGTGGGATCAATCAGAGCACGGTAGTTCGTCTACTCGGTCGGTATATTCCCGCGCGGGCGGGAGGGTGATGGACCTAAAAGACGATTACTACTTTGGCGTAGCGAGTGAGGCGGGCGCAGGTGTCACGCCGCATGCTCTGCGAGTGAACGGATACGCGAACTTGCCGGGCGGGCAGTTGGACAACATTCAATATCCAGCTCGACCGTTTATGCTGTCTGGCCCACTTCGCGCAACCGGGTCGGGTTGTAGCTTGCATACAGTTCGGCGCAACTTGGAAGACATCTTGTTGCCATCGGCTTATCCAAAGCTCAACGACGAATATCAGGCGGTTCGCATCTGGTACACTGGCGGCGCAGTGGTCAAGCAAATCTCAGCACACTATGAAAGCGGACTGCAAGGAAATGTCGAGCCAGATAACATTGTAATGGAAGATGTGGGCCTACGATTCGTAGCGAATGACCCGTACTGGTATGAAATTGGAGAGAGCAGTAAAGTGCTCACGCTGGAAACCGGCGAAAGTACAAATAAGGTCATTGGTCGGCTCGTGAATGAATCATGTCCATATCCAGAACGATGGTATGGCCTGGGTGCTCCAGCAGACGCAGAAGCAGGCACGACGATGTTCTATGACATGCTCATTGCGCCAGATCACCGTCTGTATGTTGTAGGTAATTTTACGAACTTGGACGGAGATGCTGACGCCGACCGCATAGGACG